ACTTTAGAATACATTTATGGAGTTTCGATACTGCTGTGTTTAATCCACAGGTGTTTACGCCAGACAATGCAGACGAAATCGAAGACTATGTGTTAGGGTCAGGTGGCGGTACCGAGTTTGAATGTAATTGGGAATTTATGAAAGCAGAAGGCATAGAGCCTAAGAAGTTTATAATGTTCACAGACGGATGGCCGTTTGACAGTTGGGGTGACCCTGACTACTGTGACACTGTGTTCTTGATCAACAACAAGTATGAGAGAAACATAGAGGCTCCGTTTGGATTAACAGTGACCTATGAAGATTAATCCACGTAATTTTCATCCTAGAAAATTAATAACTCTGCCACCACATTTCGCCACCATGGATATAGGATTTAAAAATGATGGTGAAATAGATATACTGGCTCGTTGGATCTACCAAAACTGCTACAGCAGGTTTGCTGTTGTTAAACAAATTAAATACAATAAAGACAAGATTGACCCAACCACTGTGGTTGGTTTTGAAGAACCCAGCGACCTCACACTGTTTGCACTCAGTGGACCGATCCATAAGCGTCGGGCTGTTTGATATATTTCGATAATTACACAACACAATGAAAGCGTTTATATTATTTTTAAAGGAAGTTGAGAGCACCCATACTCTGGCACAACAGGCATTGACTTCTGCCAAATCACACGGATTGGATGCAGAATTATTTGAAGGGTATGTGCCTTCTCGTGCAGACGAATATATCAAACGTGAAAATTTAAAACCATATACACCGGGTCCTAAATTATACAAAATAAAATGGAGCAAAGGCGGAGTGAGAGGTTGTATGATTTCGCATTTAGAAATGTGGAAAAAATGTGTTGCATTGAACGAAACTGTGGTAATACTAGAGCACGACTCTGTTGTGGTTTCAGACACTTGGAAAACTCCGTTTGATGAGTTACTGCATTTAGACAAACACAGATTTATAGAACCTGATCCAGAGCTAGGACGAGAGCCTTACGTGGAAAAATTAGAACACTATCGCAAAGGTGAACGGCAATTGCAAGGCACATATGGCTATGTGATCAAACCAACAACAGCCAAACGATTGATCCGAGGAGCATACGAAGAAGGATTGACTGCCGCGGATATGTTCGTGAAGGACATGTACTGTAACATACAAGTGGTCAGCCCGCGAGCAGTTACACACAACAATCAAGATTCATTAACCTCCAACAGAGAATTCTATATATAACTTGTATGAAGCTATTAGATGACGGCTACTATATTCCAGATGGTGACGATCCAGTACATCACACAGGCGGAAATGTTAAAGAGCACGATGATAAAATACACGAAGAAGTTCTAAAAAGATCTGTGGGCAAAAAACACATGGTTGATGTGGGAGGAAATGTAGGCAGATGGTCTAAATATTACGCAGATATTTTTGAACATGTCACAGCATTTGAACCCGCTGATTACAACATTGAATGTTTTAAAATTAATACCAAAGACAAAACAAACATCACACTCAACGAATACGGTCTTGCAGACAAACCCGGCAGAGGAAAACTTGCTGTGGCCATAGAAGAACATCTAGGTTCCACGAGAGTATGGCCCGGCGATGAGGGCGATATTGTGTTAAAAACTCTAGACGAACACAACTACGATGTTATCGATGTGCTTAAAATTGATGTGGAAGGGCTTGAAATACCAGTGCTCAATGGAGCAAGGAAAACATTAGAAAGATGCTCACCTGTGATCATTATAGAAAGATGTGTGTTGAATTCCGAAGCATACGGTTACAAAAAAAACGACAGTCATAAGTTGTTAGTAGAATTGGGCTACCAAAGAGCAGTTAAAATAACCAGAGACTGCATCTATACCAAACACAATGTCCACAGAAAATAATATAATCATCTGTTGTCCCAGCAGAGGCCGGCCTGATCTTGCAAAACGAATGGAACAATCGGCCTACGATACTGCTAGATATCCTGACCTTATTAAAGTTAAATTCTATCTCAATGATGATGATCCTGCTTTGGATGCATACAAAAAACACAACCTACGAAATGTTGATATAGGTGTTGACCGTAGCACGGTGATGAGCTGGAATGTGTTGGCCGAGAACGAAAACAGTAAAATGTATAAAATGGTCGGGGATGATGCTGAATTTGTCACACCAGAGTGGGATCTTATATTTTTAGAACAGCTCAATAAACATCCAGATGGCATATTTGCTATTGGCACAGCAACCGGTAAGGAGCACGGATTAGAGCATCAAACATGTCCACATCCTACTGTTGCCAGGCAATGGCGTGATGCACTTGTGTGTTTTGGCATTGCAAAAAATGTGCAAAGAACGTGGGTATCATGACTATTATATGGAAGGGTGGACCAATATTGATTGGAAATACTACGGCATAGACAAAACAAAGTTTTTACCAAAAAGTGCAACAGAAATGTTCGGTGCTGATACAAATACCAGAACATTAGAACTAACGAAGTTTCAGGACAATGAATACATAACACCCAACAAGTATCATCCCAACCAAAAAGGACACGAGTTAATTGCAGAAGAACTGTATCAATTTATTAAAAAACAGTAGCATACCCATTTTACCAAAAGATAGGCTCATAAACGCCAAACTGTTTAATTGACATCCATAATTACATAGTAGTATAATATACGTATATTATAATTAATTGCAATTAAGGAGAAACTAACAACATGGCGACCAAGAAAAAAGACAAGAAGAAAGAAACAGCGGCGGCGACGGCTTCTACTGCATCTGCTTCTACAACCGCACCGAACACTGCACCAGCGGCAGGACAACCAGGTGCTGATCTGTCCATCGCAGATTTAAAAAATTTAGCAACAATAATTGATGTTGCTTCTACTAGAGGTGCCTTCAGAGCAAACGAGATGGCAACTGTGGGAGTGATGTTCAATAAATTGTCGGCATTTTTAGCCCGAGTAGCACCAACGGATACACCGGCAGAACAACCAGTAGTAGGTAAAGACGGGGCTGAACAAGCACCAATACCTACTGGAAAATAGGAGAGTAAAATGGTACAACCAATGATGCCTATGGATTCTGTAGGAACTACAGAAACTATAAATTCTAACAGAAAAAAAATCAAACACGTAGGTAAACTAAAAGATGGCGGTGCCGCTGTTGCTATTATTTTTAGAACAGTTCCGGGAGAGCCTAAAAACTGTCTTGTAATTGGTCCAAAATTTTTAGATGAAAATTATCAGGTCACATTCATGAAGGCTCTAGAAAGTGCAGAAGGTCAATCAGCATTTGAACTGGGTCATCATCTTATGAAATCCAGGTTCACAGATGGTATAGAAATACTGCCGTTTTTACATCAAGGCAATTTCATTAAAAAAATGCCCACTGAAAAAGTGATTGTTACAATGGGAGTAGGGGCCGCAGGCGAAGTGCCTTTGGATGAATTAAACGAAATAATTGCTAAAGAAAAAGGCATCAGTGTCGACGAACTCTCTTTGTTGGATCAACCAAAAACAGCAAAAAAAACTGAGACCAAAAAAGAATCAGATGCCGCTAAACCCAAAGCAACCAAGTCCAAAAAGTAAAAAAACCTGGGTTCAGCTCACACAGGAATTTGTAAGGGAATGGCCCGAAATATTAGAGGGCCTCACCTTTACGAACATGCCCATTCGTTACGTCAAGTGGTGCGACATAGTGCTCAAAAATAAACTCACCATACACATAGACATTGAAAAAGACCTAGAAAGCAAGTCACAGAATGTCGTTGCAAGGGCTGTGAAATCGTACATTAAAAAAAATTACAACAACATACAGACCGTGGATTTGAAATTCGATGTTCCGCGATTGCGGGAGGACATGCAGTCCAAGACAGCTAAACTGATGGACAGGACGTTTAAGAAGAGCTAACTGTATCGTTGGTCGTATAGACGATCCACATAATCCCATTCATAACTTTTGAAAACAACTCCGAAGTCATAATTCTGAGACTCTACAAATGTTTTGGCATCTTCGCCCGCGGCTCGCACATACGAACTGCCCGGCACTAGATCGGGATCCAACCATTTGTTCAAAATAAAACCGTTTTCCACTGTGGGTGTTAGATGCGTGTTGTACATCAGTTTTACGATCTCTCGAAAAGCAGTTCTATAGCACACACGGGGATCTGTGTAAAACACAGTCTCAGCACTCAGTAGAGGTATGTGATCGTGCTTCTGTGCCAGTGTGAAGTCCAATCCCTTGCCGTCATTCTCCAACACCAATCTTTTATTGTACAGAATCACTGCTTGATGTCCGTAGGTGTAATCGATAACAGGATTATAACAGTCAAAGATATAATGCCTCGGACTCTTTAAACTGTCTGGCACATAATCAAAATGGAAATCTTTATCTATCTTTAGTTTGGCAAACACAGCATAGAAATATTCTGACACACTGGTCCTGGCCGCGGTCTGGTATGCTTCGCGGCGACCTTGTACCCTTGCGATCTCGTGCAGGCGATTGGGACGGCCTTTTAGATGCTGTTTGAGCAGTCGTAGGTTGTCTTCTGCCTGTGGTTCTCCGTTGTGTATGTAACACACATCAAAATTCACAGTGGAGGTGCTGGGTTGATCCATGAGGAATTTCGGAGAATACTCGTACAGCTCTTCATTTATATCACATCTAGGAATCAGCAGATTAAGTCGTTTTTCATCATACACATAGAGTTTTTGATCTTCCCAAAAACTAGGCGCAATATGCAAGGGTTCTAGATAATGATAATTCACGTATCGTGCTTTCTGTGATCGAACCTGATCTATAAGGTCATCGAATGTGAAAGAACTGCAATTCCAATTCACCGCGGAGATGCTGGTGTCACTGTGATAGTTTATATCTTTGAAATCTCTTAAAAATTTTAATCCTGTGATTTGTTTTTTAAATTCAGCAGTGGGAATCAACATCAAATCACCCTCTGTTTGATCTCTGCCGTTCCACACGTGTATCTGGCGTTGCTCGTGCTGTTCGGGTATGTAATCAAAATCAAACTGCTGTGTGTTCACGAGGTCTGTTACCAACCAAAAGAATTCTGTATCAACAGTTTCCACAAAACTTTTTAGAATATCCAAATAACTGCCCACAAACGGTGTGACTCGAGCATAGGGAAACTGCTCAAGAGCATTCGCTTTAAATGATTCGTTATTTCGGAAATCTACAAATACACAATCAAACGCCATTGAAATCGTTTATCCTTTCGCAGACATAGTCAACTTCACTGAGGGATAGATATGGATAGATAGGTAAGCTGAGTGCCCGTTTACAAATTTTTTCTGCTACCGGGTGCGATCCCACAGTGTCCAACGGCTTGGTATAGTGTATCTTGGTTTCTATGCCGTGTGTGGCAAGATATTTTTGTAGCTCATCTCGCCGGTTGTGCAGTATAACCAGCTTGTGATAACTGCTGGCAGTGTCTTTGTTTGCTCGTACAAACTCTTCATAAGGCAAATTTTTAAAATAACGTTCTGCTATCTTTGTTCTCCTGGCCTGCAGTGAATCAAATTTATCCAGCAACAGGTTCAACTGTGCGGCGTGATCCTCTGATATTAAACTGTTGTAACCATAAGGTATTCTTTTACCTTGTAATCCGTGTCTTCGCAGACTGAGCAATCTTTCGTACACATCCTGAGAATCCGTTAAAACCATTCCGCCTGATCCAAAGCTGGGTAAATTTTTCGTGGGATCAAAACTGAACACAGACACGTCTCCCAGTTGCCCGGACAATTTCTTGTTGGGCCAAGACCCAATCGAGGCACCTTGTGATTGTGCGGCATCTTCTATGAGGTATGCTTTGTTCTCATCACAGTATTTTCTTATTCGTGCATAGTCTGCTGTGTTGCCATAGAGATTGACATAAACTATCGCCTGTGGTTTTTGTTGTGATTGTAGATCTCCCAGATTGCCTTGTGCATCTACATCGGCAAAATTTAATTTGGCTCCTAGTCTTCGCACGGCGCCTGCTGTGGCAATATAACTCAACGCAGGACATATGATAGTAGAACCTTTATTCAACTGCAGAGCTCTCATAGCAAAATAAAGACCATCCGTGGCCGATCCCACTCCCACTGCATATTTGCGTTTGTATTTCTTGCAGAATGCTTTTTCTAAATTTTCCAATTCGGGACCTTGCAACACGTTGCCTGAACGCCACACTCGTTTGGCACGTCGAGTCAAACGCCAGCTGTAGGCGTCATACAAACGAGCTATACCATTGAATTTAACCTGTGTTACCATGTGTTGTCTGTTTTAATCTCTGTGACATCTTCTCTGATTGCTGGATCGAATTCCGTCATCCAATCATGGTAGTTGTTCAATCCTTTCAACAGTGATACTTTTGGTTGATATCCTAGGATATCCGTCGCTCGAGTTATGTCCAGAGCACCACGAGCAGGATACAATGCATTTCTGCCCGCCACTTCGATCTTGCTCTTGCTGTCTGTGATTGATACTATGTGTTCCGCCAGCGTTGTCAACTGTGTGCCTTCTCCCGAAGATATGTTGAAACTGAGATTGGCCGCACTCGGATGTACAGCACACTGTATGATACCTTCCGCGGCATCGGTCACATACGTGAAATCCACAGCATTGATGCCCTTGTGTACCGTGATGTCTTGGTGCTTCACTGCTTGGTCATAAAATTTGGTCACCACCCGATCCGGTATGTCACCAGGACCGTACACTCCCGATGGTCGGGCTATTGTGTATTCCACATCTGAGAATTGTTGGAAATGTTTGCAGAATCGTTCTGCGGCCAATTTGGCTTCGCCGTAGATGTTGATGGGTTTGGTCCTTGCATTCTCTTTCACGCCGTCTTCAAAATGACCGTATATCATCGACGACGATACAAACACGAATCTCTTGGTTCTAAAATTCTTGCAGTGCTGTAGTAGATTTATAGTGCCATCCACGATGTTGTTCACCCCCAACAGAGGATTGTTGTTGACTAATTTTGCTCGTGGGTAAGAAGCAAGATGTATCACCACATCAGGGTTGTTGTTGAACACCCTCAGCAGTGTGTCCTGGGACGTGACTGTTCCTCGATATCTCAGTACCTGCGGAGCCCAATTCCTCTGTCTCCAACGATGCGTTTTACTCAACTCGTCCGCTGTCAACAAACCATACGTGTCATGATTGTCCAGAGTGATCACCTGATGCTTCAACTCACACAATCGTTCCACGATGTGTGATCCAATAAATCCTTCTCCGCCTGTTACCAATATCTTCAAAATTAATGCCTCCTTTGGCCGTCGAACACACAGACGAAATACAATTCCTTGTCGCTGGTGTTGTACACTCGATGGAATACATCATCCTCTATGAGGACTATATCACCTGCTTTGACTGCGAAGCGTTTTTCATCCAACAGCATCTCTCCTGTGCCTTCCATGAACATGTACACTTCTTCCTGTCCCTCGTGTCGGTGACCCGTGGTCTCCTTGCCGGGATTCAGTCGAGTACTGCTTAAAATTAAGTTCTTGAGTAATTTATTGTCCTGGACAACATAACGTTCATCCTGCTTGACAACTTCGCCACCCACATTGAATTTTCCTTCTATCTTCATAGTACCCTTACATTGTACTTGGTTTCGAATCGTTTTGCATCCGTTTTATCGTTCACAATGGGCTCTCCCTTGATGTTCAGGCTGGTATTCAGCAGTATGGGACAACCGGTGCGTTTTTTCCACTGTTTTAACAGCTCATAGAACCCTGGATTGTCCGTCTTATTGACGGTTTGTACCCGACTTGTTCCGTCACAGTGTAATATGGCAGGACAGTCATTACCATGCGTGTACGCCGCTGTGTATTGCATATAAGGGGCTCTTTTAACACCTTTAGGCAGGGCGAAATACTCATGTACGTCCTCTTCCAGTATGGCCGGTGCGAATGGTCTGAACTCCTGTCTGCGTTTGATGCGGTTCACTGTGTCCTTGATTCCCGGTCCCCTGGGGTCTGCCAGCAGTGATCTATTACCAAGTGCTCGAGGTCCAAATTCTGCCCTGCCTGAGGCCACTCCCACCATTTTGTTTTCGGTCAATTCTTTGATCAGTGCATCCACCGGATATTCTCCCTCGATGTTGTGGCCCAGGAAAGGAGTACGCCATTTTAAATGTTTCTTCTGAGAAGCGGCTATACAGCCCAATGAAGAGCCTGCATCACCTGGGTTTGGCATGATCCAACAGTCGTCATACACTCCCTGGTTCATCAGCACAGCGTTGGCCACACAGTTGAGGGCCACACCTCCACTATAACATAGATTTCGTGATTCGCCGAACCGACTCACTGCTTGTTGTCCCTGTGGTATGAACGATGTGCTCCGTTTCCACATTTGCAACAGCAGTTCTTCTGTGACTTTCTGTATGGAAGCGGCAAGATCCATGGGATCAGCGCCTGGCATCCAATCTCCCAGGCCTCTGTGTAGATTTCTTTTCAATTTAAAAGTCTTGAAATCTATGAGGTCCTGATAGATGGCATCTCTGTGTTTGGTCTCGCCGTATGCAGACATACCCATCAGGATGTATTCTTCTTCACAGGGTTTTAATCCGCATCTCTGTGTGAATGCCGAATACAACAGTCCCACGGAATGCGGGTAACGCAGTGAATCCAATTTCTCTAATCTTTTGCCATGGCCTTTCCACAGAGTCATAGTTTCCCATTCGCCTATGGCATCCACACACAGAACCATGGCATCTGTGAAAGGTGATGTGTAGTAACTGCCCGAGGCGTGTGAGTGATGGTGATCCACATACTCATCTATTTTGATGCCAAACTGTCGTAGATGCTGTGAGGGTAAATTTTCGGTAGTGAACACTTCTGAGTATTGTCCTGCACTGAACTGTCTTCGTTTCTTGTTCCATGGTTTTTCATAATACACCACTCGATCAAAAGGACCGTGGGTCAATGCTTCATCCACAATCGCTTGATTGAGATAATGATCGTTCTTGATCTTGGAATAGCGTTCTGAGTGTGCGGCCCACAGTATCTCGGAACCGTCCACCACTGCCATTGCGGCATCGTGATTCAGACAGTTGATGCCCAGTATCCTCATTCAGTGATCACCCAGGCCCTGTGATAGTAATCGTCGATGTTCTGTTGTATCAACGTTTTGGCCAACTTGTTGGCTTCGTCTGGAGCCATCGGACCGTACTGTCGTGAGGTAGAAAAGTCCATCGTGCTCTTGTCGTTGGGATCTAGATGTGTGCCTTCTATGACGTAATATGTGGTCATGCTATTTGTAGATGAAAGGATCTTTTTTCTTAAGTTCTTTTAACCTTTTTCTATACTTTAATTCTTGTTGAATCTTGTTGTACAGATCTTTTATCCATTGTATCATTGTGTCTCCTTATTGGTTGTATAATTTGTTAAATGTGGGCAACATCAATTGTACAGCATCTGTGTGTGCTGAGTCAAGCGGATGTGTGGTGGCCCTGGGATAATCGTTCATCAGTGCCCACTGGTTGAATCCCATGTGTCGTTCTCCAAACGTGAACCATCGAGAAAAATCAATCTCGGAATGCATGGCTCGCATCAGGGCATCTTCCTCCCACAGTGGTGTGAACTCGTCATAGAACAGGGTGTTGTCCGCCAGGGTGAACATGTAGGGTATCTTACGCTTTTCCAGTATGTGCTGTAGCCACACGATGGATTTCCAGCTCAGGTAGGTCTCGTGGTAACGATTCGCGGCGTGGCGATACAGGGCATCAGCGAATGGTCCTATGCCGGTTTGTTGATATTGTTGTCTTCGCTTTTTCCAAGTTTCTAATATGCCATTGTCCCCTGATAATTTTGCATAAACTTCATTTTGTTTTGATTCAGTGTCCCAGGGTGTTATGGTGGCCCAGCGAGTGTCTTCCAACACATTGTTGCGAGGCATGGCCCAGTCATAACGAGAACAGAAACTCCACATCACTGTGACGAAACATTCCTCTTTTGTGTTTGCAATGTAGTTGAACACTCTGCGAGCAATACCAGGATTGCCTAGTCCGCCTTTGGCCACACAGAAGTAGTTGGCTCCCACTGAGTTGCTTAGGTGTGATGCCCATGCTTTCTTGCTGGGTGTTTTGCCGTCATCGTCAGACAGCTCGTTGCCAAATGTGAATGAGCATCCGCCCGATAGTAGTGTCCTAGTCATATATCTCCAGTACGTTATTTAAAAGAGGGAACACTTCGCCAAAATTTTCTTTCCTGTACTGATCTGTTTGCAGTATTCTCTTTTTCCTCTGTTCACGCATCTGTGCTGTGTCTCTGTCAGCAGAATTCATGAATCTCAGTGTGGGCTGGAAATTGGTCAGCATGCTGTATCTGGAATTTACTATGTTTTTTACCTGCTTGGGCAGTGTCTGCACATTGAAATAGTCTGGATCAAACAGTGTGTTCACATAAAAGAACTTGGGCTGGTATTGTGCCACCCAAAAAGCAATCTTGGCCCAGTTGAACACATTGAAGATGGATACTGTGGTGCATATTTGGAAATCCATGTTGTGTGTTTTTGATTCCTTGAACTTGACAAGGTTTGCATTGACTTCTTGCCAATTGGCCGGGTGTCGTTGATATTCAAAAGGTTCGCCCACATCGTCTATTGAGAATGCTATCTCAACATGTTTGAAACGCGACCAAAGGTCAAATATCTCCCGTGGTGGCAGTTGCGTGCCGTTGGTGTTGTAGTGTATGTCTATGTTCTTGGCATATCCCTTCTCCACACAGTGCATCAATATCTTAAAATGATCCTGTATCATGAACGGCTCTCCACCCGTGAACTCAAAATATTCCACGTGTGCCAGATCATCCTTGAGGTCCTCAAAGAACTGTGGATTGCGTTTGGGCCATCCGCCATCTTTTAAATTTTTCCGAGCCACAGGGTTCTCCCCATACTCCATTTCTTCCTGTGCCCATTTGCTCGAACTCCATGATCCGCATATCCGACATTTTAAATTACACACGTTGCCCAGCTTAAAGTCAATGAAACGCAGTGTTGGCTCGCTATCGGGTGTCCATTCTGTGAGACTTTTCTTCATCTTGTATATGGAGTTCTGTCTCTTGGACGTTTTGCCTGCATCCTCCTCCTGCCAACAGCTCTGGCATCCTGTGGGACGTTCACCGTCACGGAACTGTGTTCTCAGATTTGCCATGTATTCCGTTTGTTGTATCGAACTCAGGCTCTGTTCATACACCTTGACCCCGGGCACACTGCCCTTGTACAGACAGCAAGGTGACGCTCCCCCGTTCACATCCACTTCCAGATGTGTCCACGGCAGAGGACAGATGTTTGATTTTATATACCGTTCCACCATGCCAGTATCCTTGTGTCTCTGCTCAATATGTTTGTTATATCCTGTTTACGTATTGCGTCTATGCGTTCCTGTCTCTGTTTGCCTTTTAGTGTGGCTGTGAATGTATCTCTGGTTTTTAGATTCTTTAACACGTCCGTTAATGCTCGTTGTTTTCGAGTTGCACGTGGTTCCATGTATGCCAGTGCTTCATCTATTATGGTGTGCAACAGTTCTCGAGGCAACGACAACGGACTTAGTATTTCGTCGTTGGAGAATGTGAACATCACTTTGGTTAGTATTTCAGCATCTAATTCCTGACTCAGATCAAACATATTTTTAAGCTCTAACAGTCCTGGCAAGGTGAGTGTGTAATCCAATCTCATTTCCCTGGCGGTCTTGGCCACGGCCAGACCTTCTTTAAAATTATTCATCCAATCTGCATAGTTCAATCCGTCTCTGATGTATTCTCCCACTTCTGCTGTGCCATCCAAAGAAGCACACACCTGCCAGTCTTGAAACTGTGGCAGAAGATCAAACAGTTTGATGCCTTTGAACGACGTCCTGCTTAGATTGGTATTGTATCGCACACACACATCTTTAGCGAATCCTAGTTCTATTATTCTCTGCATGGCCTGCCAGTGTATATCCCACATCAGGGGTTCTCCCCCGCACCAATATATCTCTTTTATGGTCTTAGATTCTATGGCACTTAAGAACTCTTCCACAACCTGTGTGTCTTGGAACTGTTTGATCTGCTCTCTCAGCGGTGATGCCATCCACGGCTGATTGTCCTTGTTCCAGGTGCCCTGCTTTCGTGATTCTGCTTCCCAACTGCTGGACAACATATCTCCGCACATCCTACATTTAAAATTACATAGATTGTTAAAACGATAATCAAAACTTATTGTGGGCATTGTGGTGGCGCCCGTGTCATCTGTGCTGTCGTACGCTTCGTCGATCTTATCAGCAAACAGTTGATTCCAGTAGGATCTGTAAACATCAGTGTTCAATAATTTGTGTGTGCATACTTCACATTCAGACAATTCTTCTCCGGCCATCATACGCAGTCGTACAGATCGCATATGTTCTGAATTCCAGTGCTCTTTGAGTGTGAGAGGGTTGTATTTGTTTGCATCATTGCCTGCGTCTATGTACTGGCGGAAACTCTGTGCTGGTTCCCTGGATGCACAACACAGTCGTCTTTCTGTCTGTGGTGACAGGTAGGTGTGTGTCCATGGTGCCATACAGAACGTCTCGTTGCCCTCACTTGGCTTAATCTTTTTCATACAATTCTGCTAATTCTGGAAATACAGTTAATATGTTTTCATCTCTGATAGCATCTATACGCTTCATGCTGTCTTTGAACTGCTGTAGGTCCTTGGAGTTGTCTCTCCTCATCATGTAATCTAGTCCTGATTCAAATCCCTTGGTTGCACGAGTTAGATTATCCTGTGGACGTAACCATTCTAGATGTTTTTCGTATTTTTCTTTTATTCGTTGTTTAAATGCGTCGGGCAATAGATCTATCCTCTGTGCATACGGAAATTGTAATAGATTAAAATTAAAATCCTGGGGTTTTAACAGTCCTTGATCTACCCAATTGCGATGGAAGTCTGGAATGTGCAGAGCATTGATAAGTCCCACTGTGCTGGATATGTAGAAGTCCACTTTAGGACAGACTTCCAGCATACGTCGTCTGTTTGCTACCACATCCGACCACACAGTGCCTTTACGCATGAACTCTCCTCTAGTTCCTTCAGCATCCAGACTGGCTCCTATGGACACAGAATCAAATTTGTTCCATAGTTCCAACACATCCATATCTTTGAATTTTAACTTTGTAAAGTTTGTGTTGTAGATCAATCTCACGTGATACATTTTACGTCTATCTAGTTCTTTTAGAATCCTATAATGCTCTTCCATGATAAGTGGTTCTCCACCTGCAAAATAAAACTGCTCCACGTGATCAAACTGTTCCAACATCTGCTCCCATATATCATCAGAGCTTCTGCCTACTCGCATGATCTTTGCATGTTCAGGTGGTTTGCCTGTTAGTTTTTTATGATCTTCATACCAATTAGACGAGAACCATGTGCCACAACTCCTACAAGCAAGATTGCATAGGTTACTGAATCTTATATCCCAATACTTGATAACAAATTCCGCACTACCATCTGCTTGTGTGTTTTCTGTCATGCCGATGTTGTGTCCAAAATGTTTGTTTGAACTCAAACGCAATGAGAAGAATCCTGACTTCTCTTGATCGTAACATTTAGTACACTGCTTACTTGGTTTGTTTGCCAACATGTTTGTTCGCATCTGTCGCATATCTGGCCCATTAAACACAGTTTCCATAGAGTCTTTGTTTAAATCCCCTACAGGGTATCGGTCCAGGGCAAAACAGCAAGGATATGCACGACCGTCTGGAAAGGCATGCAGATGTAGCCATGGCATCATACAGAAAGTATCTGACTCCAGCAGGAGTTCCTTCTCAGTAGGAGTCATGTCTTTTATCTTTAATTTTTCAGGCTCTTTAGCCCCGTATTCATAAGCCATTGTACCATGCTCCTATCTTTGGGAAAGTCTTGGCAAAATCCTTGCCTCGTCTCTCGTCGTATTGTTTATAGAAATTTTTAAAGTCTGACCTCAGTTTTGGTAAATCAAATGCTTCAGAATGCGGTGTTTTTACTGTGTCTAGATAGTCTATTAATCGTTGGGTGTGTGCCACTTCCATGGGTTCTAAATTCCCTATCTGTCGAGTTAACCATGCATCTAGATTGTTTTTAAACTCTGTTCTCAAGTGGTCTGGCAGTACCAGCGGTGATTGGAATGATGGGAACCTTAAAATGTTTAGGGTGAAATTAACATCCACTCCGTAGACTCGCTTGGCATCAATCTTGTTTTGTACGATCTTGTCCAGGAACTCTGGCAATGATTCCAGGCACAGTGCATTCACCGTACACATGTTGTGCATACCTGCAGGTCGTAATTGATTGATCACATTGGCAAAATTCATGTACCATTCAGAGAAATTCATTCCGTCTCTGATGTAATCCGATTGAGCAAATGTGGCTTCGTTGGAAGTGTATATGTGTAGGTTGGGCACATTTTTACATTTCTCGATAAACTTGAGAAACAGATCCCCTTTGGGTACAAGGTTAGAATTTATAGCAAATCTCATCTTAGGATTTACTCGGTGTTTCTCAGTTTCAAACCAATCTAGCAGTCTCCATAGGTGTGGGCTCATCATGGGCTCTCCGCCTGTGATTCTCAATTCTTCCAGTGTGCGATGTAGATCAGATTCCCACCATTTGAAAAATGCTTCCACATAGGGATTGGTCTCGTCCAACTTGTATGGCTGTGCAGATTCGTGTGAGTGTGTGAAATGATTTCTACCATCTGATACCAATTCAGTGTACGATCCTTTTTGTTTGATGTCTTTGGCCCAGGTGGTTGAGAATGCTGGATTACAATATGAACAAGCAAAGTTACAGGTCCTGTCAAAGGCAATCTCCAAAGTCTTAAGGTCAACGTCCTCTGTTATGGGCGTTTGGCTTGCTACCTCGAGGTCCACATCTGAATAAATTTTACTTTTATAAACTCTGTCACTCACAGCATCTTTGCCCATGTCCTCGATCTTCCAACAGTATTCACACCCCGCGGGTCTTTCTCCTGCAATCATTTTAGCACGATCCTGTTTTTTCTGAGGAGTGTTGTGCAGTTCTTTTGGGTTCTGCGTTACTTTAGCAAGATCAACTCGGTGTGCTGGAGGATGGTGACAGCTTGTGGTCATGCCTGATCCCAGCCATATTGTGGCATTGTACCATTTGGCTCCACAAAACGATGGAGAAATAGAATCTAGTATCTGTTTTTTATAGTCTATGTCTTTCATTGTGTGTTCCTACACTCCTCCCAGAATTCTCTCATCTCCGGAAATGTTTTTAACAAACTAGTGCCACGTCTACGATCGTGTTCCGTAAAAAATGTGTAAAAATTCTTTTTTTGTTCTGTAGTGTTTGCGTAATTTTTTTGCCAGTACGCTAAATTGCGTTGCATTTTTTGAATCTCAAAGTCTTTGAACAGTGTATAATCCGTTTGATCTTCTCCTGAATTTGCCTGCATCCACTCTATGTTCTCTTGATGTATCAGCTGGTACGACTCGGGTAGCAGTGTGATCTGTTGCCAAGCAGGCTGACGCAGTAGGGGGATATCGAACCATACTCGCTGATAGGTGGTGGAATGTTTTCTCCTCAACTGCTGTATGTCCTCCAACAGTGCCCTCAACGAAGTGACAGATAGATTGTTGTAGGTTATTATGAAAGTGACGGAATTACGCACAGGGATCATGGTTAAAAAATCATCCACATTGGCCATCATTTTTTTATAATCTAACCCGTGTCGCATGTACTCTGCCTGTCGGCCCCATCCGTCCACTGAAACAAACTGCATGAAATGTTCCACTTTCTTTTCGTGACATATACGACTCACAGCATTGAAGTATTTGGATTTCAGTTTGGGGTCTGGTGGGCACATGTTAGATGTCACATTCAGGTGTAGATCTGGTTTGGGGTGATCTATGACATAATCAAACACTCGATACGTGTTCCGGTCCATCATGGGTTCTCCACCGGTCATACGGAAATGTTTCAATCCTTTGTACAGCTCCGGCCACCAACGCCAGAATGCATCCACATAAGCATTGGGATCTTTGTTGGGTATGGGTTTTCGACGACCCGCAAAGTGCTCAGGTGCATTATGCTGTGGAGAGGTGGGATATGCTCCGTATCGGTCGATCTCTTTGCCCCACGTGGTGGAAAACTGTGGGGAACAGTAGGAACAAGCAAAGTTACAAGCATTGTTGAAATTCACTTCCACATAACGAGGAGTGTGTGTGGCATCAAAGGGATCTAATTTTATCTTCTCTAGATCTTCCATGGCCCAGGGCTCACCAGAACGATAGTGACGATCTGACATCTCACCTGTGTCTTCCATTTTCCAACAGTAGGAACACCCTGCAGGTCGTTCGCCCGCAATCATCAGTTTTCTTTGTTTTAGTTTTTCCGCTGTGTTATGCAGTGCGGCTGGATTGGCGGCCAGCGAGTCAGCATCTATCTCGTGGAGAGGTGGATGATAACAAGAATTTGTAAGTCCTGTGGGCAGATGCAGTGATACCTGATTCCATTTGGCCAGACACATGGTGGGAGATATTTTCTCTAACTCCTGTTTGGCTCGTTCTGCGTCTGCTTTGTAGTTACTACTCACGGTCTTGTACTCCTGTGTTCTTGTAGGATGGTTGGCAGAACTTGAAGAAACAACTGGCATCGGCATCGTAATCTGCAAGGGGTAATCCCAATCGTTGTCGCAGTGAGTTGCCGTACATTTTGATCAGTTCCTCGGTGTCTTTCTCTATAAAAAAGCTCATGCAATAATCTAAATCTCTAGTGCGTTCAATGTTGAATCCTGTGTTGTTGGCATCGCCGAGAGTGACATTGTAACAGCCCATCCTTGCACCCAACATGGCATACTTGCCGTTTTCCACATCTGCTCCCACACTCTGCCATGTGGCAAGTGTCTGTAAATTTTGTCGGTGTATCCGACTCATGAAATCTGCTGGCTGTATGCGTTCTCCCTGATCCAGACTCATTTTGACACCTTCCCTGAATCCTGCCAGGAATGCCTGTTCTGGAGATGCATGGATCACGGTCTCTGAGTAGACATTGTGTAGGTTCTCGTGTGGCACCGTCCAACAGAAATCTATCTTGGCCCGCTCGTCCACTGCGTTCTCATGGGTTCGCATTGTGAGGCAGGTTTCTCTGGGCCATCCTACCACGCCGCCGTTGCCATATATCAATCCGTTGATGGAATTCCTGGCTCTCCAACGATGCACTGCTTTCCTGTCAGTTTTAGACCAGTCCATTGTCTGTAGTAAAAACTTGGGATCAATCACGTTGTCACCGTCCACGGATATAAAGAATTCTGTTTCCGCAATCTCTGCCGCGGCTTTGTGTGCTGAATCAAATCCCACCACACCGTCCACTCGTTTGGCCCATGGCACGATGTTTAATAGATCAGCATAATTGTATTCCTTGTTGGGTTCACGGAATGATATGAACACGAAATCTAGATCTGATATCCTTACTTTTTCTGCCATGAATACATCCTTTCTCCTTTGTCTATAAACGTTTCTGGCCAATATGGATTGCTTTGTAACAATTTATACCCTTTTTCGTCTGTGGGCAATAATTCGTCTTCCAATGTTTTTAATTTTACAACAGGTCTAGGCAATATCTTTAAACCATTCCATATATAATTCTCTAAACCGCCGTCACGTAATTTAGCATAAGTTTCTGAATTTATTTCTATTACTTTTTCTAATTCTTTGTGTCCTATATGGGTTATTTTTTCCCTTTCCACTTTCATAAAATATTTTAGTCTAGGTCTAGAGTTGAATTGTGAAAGGGCTTTAAAAAATTCGGTCATTTAAATCCTCCCTGATAGACTTTTCATAGTAGTGCCATAATCTGTTAGGTCTGTAACCGCCAATATAGTAGTCATCACCAATTTGATAAGGACTCACGTAATTATAGAGAGTTTTATCCTGATGTATATTTTTTTGTATGCCAATCTTGCCGTGTATAAAATTAAACCATTCGTATCTTACAGAATACTGTTGTGTTGGATCCTGTATCTTGCTGGCCAATCCGTACACCACATCGGTTGTGGGATTGTCGTCATGACAGTTGAGTAATATATTTTGTTTTACAAACTCCCAATGTTTGATTATTAGCTCGCATAATGTGTAGAACTCAAATGCTCGTTGACTGCGTCTAAAATAGTGTAATCCGTTGTACACATCAGGCAGTAGATTCTGTCTGTTAATGTTCCTGTATGGAGAATACTCAACAATGTTGTCTTGATAGTCTCTGCAATGATGTGAAAAGATCAAATCGTGTTGTTGTAGATGATTCCACCACCAATCTATATTTTCAGGAACGATAACATCTGCTTCCAATTTAATTGTGTGCGTGAATGGTGATAGATTAAAAACTTTATATTCGTTGTTCAATTTCCACTCAATATCGTTGCTGTCATCGGTCTCCATCACAATCACGTGATCAAATACATCTGCCAGTACCGGTGTTTGCTTGTCTGTTATTACTGCCACTTGATTTATACTGCATTTACTTTTGATGTTCTTACATAGTTCAATACTCAGTTGCATATAATCCACTGTGGAGTTGTTCTGTGCTATCCATAGAAATCCTCTAGTCATTCCAATACTCCTTGTCAAAAACGTGTACATCTTGATTCTCTATAGTTGCTTGATATGTTTTCCAATTATAAGTTAATGCATTATCAGTTATATCTAATATGTTAGCATCAGCACCCATCATAAACATAGGCTCTGGCAGACAATATTCTGTTGAGTTGAAACCGTACATCTGATGTAGTGCTATAGCAAATGCATAATCATTCCTGTAATTTTTGTGTTTGATTCTGTACAAATTTCTATAGTGATGATAATAGTTTCTCACGTGTTTTATCATGTCAAACACCGATGACACCCGGTTGTTTTTTTTAAATATAACCACTGTGGCCCACACTAACGGAATCAAACTATCGCGAGGATCCCAAAGATTACGTTGGTGAGTGATGTCGTACACTCGATCGTGTACTAGAATATCATCCACCGCGTTGCTCAGTTCTAACAACCGATCTGACATAACAAAATAATCACAATCCATCAGTATGGTTGTGTCGTAGGGACTGTGCTCATAAACATTGGCTCTCTCATAGTTGTACCATGGTACCATCTTATCCTGGTAGCGTCTTTGATTGCCTGTGGTGGGCGAAACCTTTATGTTATTGACTCCGTCAAAACCTCCATCTCCCACCACAGTTATAGGCAGTCCCAAATGAGTATTAATGTGATGTATGCATCTTTTGGTGATAGTGGAATATCGGTGTTGATCTGTATTGAAACTGTAGAGCAGAACCCCTGTGGTCATTTTTTTGCTCGTGTTTTAAATTGTGAATAGATCTGGTGATATCGATTAACAGTTTCTTGATTGCGTTCAATTAGTTTTTCTAAAAATTCTGCAGGATGTGTGATCGCACAAGGATTGTTGTTTGTGTCCATCACGTAGACAGTGCCGTTGACTCGTTGGCTCAGCACAGCGACCAGATTAATGGTTTCGGCATTGGCTCGAAATAGGTGATGATTATAGACTAGTATCTGTCGGCTCTTTATTTTTTCCAGAGCATTTTGCTTGTCAACCGCGATCGAGTGAGCTAGATCAGATTTTTCTTTGAGTGTGTTGATATCCATAAAGATATTGTACACTTAATTATCTGTAAAATCAACGATGAAAATATTTTACCAAAACTATAATGGTTGGATTATAAACTAGAGGCAGAACCGTCATCGTTTCTGGTGCTGGAAACTTTGGCCACAGTGATAGTGTTCATGCCATTGGTAACATCCAATCCACCGGAGTTGTTTGGATCCATTGTACCAAAAATTGAGGTGGTAGGTCCCATGGAATTTTGTTGCACTCCATCTTGGCCTGTGCCTGTTTGTGTTGCATCTCCTGTGTCATAATCAGTAGTGACACCATCATCGGCATCGATGGTGAATCTCAGAGTGACTACTTCGCCGTTGTTGCCTGCTCCGTCCGCGTGTGCGGCACTGGTTTTAGCTTCAACTACCACACTCAATTGGTTGTTGTAGCTGGTGTTGTATGTGCCTGTGGTTTCTGTTAAAGTAAAAACATTCTGATATGAAGTGGTCAGATCGTAGTAGCCTATGTTGAGATCCCCGGACACTGTGTCTGCTGGTGTGCCTGTGACGGTGCTGGCGGTTGATCCCAGTCTAAACGATCCCATCTGTGTGAACAGATCTGTCATCACGGTGTCTTTACCTGTGGTGTGGGTCGCTGTGTTAGCGGCAGAGGTGATTCCCACTTTTCCTCCGGCATTGAAGAACCAACGAGCTTCATTCCCGCCAAGAAAAGTGTAAGACACTTCCATGACGTGCGATTGGTCAAATACAGCTCCTGATGCCAGTGATAGATCTGATGTTATAGCATCGATGTTTGCTCCGGCGACTGTTCCGGCCGCTACTCCATTTTTCAAAGACAATAGATTCGCCTCTAAAGTTGATTTGACTGCTATAGAATCCCCTGCTGACACATCAGTTGTTGAATCCACTGACACACCAGTGTGTGCGGCAATAAGATCCATTTGATCAAAAAGATTGTTCCACTGTGATGCGGAGATAGTGTCACCTGCTGTGACTGCGGCAACGGCCGATTGTCCAAGGCCAAGATTTCCTGTGCCTGTGCTTGCTAGTGTGTTGACACCGTTGGTGCCGTTGATAAATGCCAAATACTCGTCGTCTAAAATTGCGTCACCTGCTTGATATGCCATAAAACTATTTAACTCCTATTACACACTCGTGTAGTTCTGTTTGTTCTGAGTATTTAGCCTGGATCAGTCTGCCCAGGGTGTTAAAAGCGGTACATTCGTCTAGGTTGGCCACCCGTGCCTCACCATTGCCTGCGGAAACCACACGATCTCCTGCCTGTCCTGTGCCTGCTATCTTGACACTGACCCGTCCTTTGAGTGCTATCATGGGGTGTGAGTCATTGTTGCCTGCATCTGCGTTCATCAAGTAGGCTGGTTTGTCAGATACAACTCCAAACACAGCATCGTCCAATTCCCTGTTGCACAGTGTGATCTCCTGTGTGCCGCCCAATATCACCACATCTCCCACTGACACAGGTACATCTGTGGCATAACGCTCGGCCAAGTCAGCGTACTGTGCTGATGTGGATGTTGCATGCACTATGTTGGCTCGTATGTCCACCAACGTGGGGGCGGACAGCTCATCCTGTCCTGCGGATTTGAATGCTGTCCAAGCACCGCCTGCGTTGCCGTATATTGATGATCCATCATCTGCGAATGTCTCGTCCCACACCCAGTACAGGTCCTGCTCGGTGTCAACCGACGTGAACCCTCTGTTTACCTTTAGTCCTGAGTAGTTGGGCATCGCCGCCGCGGTGGAAACATTTCTGTTCACTTCAATGATGTTGTCTTCAACGGACAGGGTGGTTGTGTTGATGATGGTCTGTGTGCCATCCACTGTGAGATTGCCTGACACTCTTAAATTGTTTATTGCTCCGTCTGTGAATGTAACCTGTCCATCACCGCCGTCCAGCGTCATTAATGTTTTGGTAACTCCGCCATCGTTCACTGTGAAAAGTATATCACCATTGGATGATGTGTTGGCCACAGTGACGTCTGTGCCTGACACCGTAACAGTTAGATCCGATCCTGCACCCACTGTCAATCCTGAATCGCTGAGGATACCCAGTGAGCCTGACGTGGTGTCATTTGCATTGCTTCTCAAGTAGTTTGCCGCGGCAACTCCGCCCAGTGCATCTGCATCTGTGGCAGTGCCTGTGAGTCTGTTGGAAGCGATTGCCGTGGACAGTGTGATACCTTTGGATATCGTGGCAAAACCTGATATGGCTGTGCCTGGTGTGAATTCTTCCGCGGACACTATGCCTACCACGGCGTCATTGGTTATGAATTTTAAAATGCTTTTGTTCACTCCCACGTTGTCTGCGACCACTTCTGCGGATGCCTGTGTCACTCCCGATCCTGCCACTGTGGTCGGACCAATCAAGGTCCATGCTGTGCTGTTGTACACGTAAAACTGTGAGTTGTTGGTGTCAAACCAAAAATCCCCTGTGTTGGCGTTGGTGGGTGCTGTGGTGGCATTGGTGGAAGATCCCACTGGTTTGAATTTGGATCCGTTCCACACCTTGAGTTGATTGTTTAATGAATCATACCATAGCTGACCTTTTTGTTTGTTGGCCGGTGCGGACGTGTTTGAGAAATTCTCTAGGAGTTTGACAAGGTTTTCATTCAGTCTTTCACCGAATCCTGCATAGCCTTTACCAAACAGAGCAAGGTCCGTCGTGACAGTGTCGATGGTTCCGTCTGTCAGGGTGACCAGTGTTGCGCCGCTTGTGTTGTTAATGACGTATGCCATTATTCTCCTTAGTTAGGTCCGTTGTCTCTAATAAATGTTAAAATACTCACATCACCCAACAGTTTGATCAATATCTCTGCTGTTTCTGGTGTTAACACAGCATCAATCTGTGCTATCTCTGCGTCCGTTAACAAAGAATTGATGTTAGCGTTGATGTAATCTGCTACTTCTTGTTGTGTTGCCATATTGTTGTTCTCCTTATGTAATTATCCTTTTTGTGGATCATAAATCTCTAACCATTTTGCAAATTTTTTCTCTACAAAAGGTGTTGCAATCGCTCCTACGATCCAACAGAAACTCTCACCTATTATTCTTGTTGCTATACCTAATGCATCTCTGTCCTTTTTCACTCCCATTGCATAGCATAATTCGTTTGCTCGAGCCTGTGCTAGAGCTCTGATCACTCGTATCACCAACTGGCCGAACCAACTGTTGTTCTTTTCTGATTGAGTCATGTACTGTACCAAAGGTACTGCCCAAAACCAATATCCAATTTTAACTGTCCTACTGATGTATTTTACACTATATTCGGTGTCAGTTGCAAGATCTTCTGCTGAAAATAAACCTCTTTGTTGTAGCCAAGTACAAATAACTCTACCTCCACCACCTCCACCTCCAGAACCTGGCGTGCCTGATGATGAATTACCCGATGAATCTCCAAAACCTGCGGCTGTGGATGCGAAATTTACTCCTGCGTTGAACATGGCTTTCCATGCTCCTGAAACTTTGGTGTATGCGGCTGTGACCTGCTTCCATGACCCTAAAACTTTGGTGTACATGTTTGTAGTGTCTTTCCATGCACCTGCCACTTTGTATTTCGCTTGTACTCCGATGTTGAATGTAATAACTGCTAGACCATTTGCACCTGTACTTGCGGCACCGGCTCCTTGAGCCACACCTGCTTGATACACTGCATCTCCTGTGCCTCCGGGTGTTTGTCCTGAACCATTGTTCTCTGAACCACTCACAGCTAGATTGGATCCTGAATAACCTCCTGTGCCTCCGTTGTCTCCTGAACCACCTGAACCTCCCTTGCCTCCGTCAGCGCCTCCTCCAGCGCCTCCTCCACCGCCACCGTCTCCAGAGTGATCGGCACCATTTTCTCCCAGTGTGCCTGGTGTTTCCGTTGTGGCTGAATTTGTGTTGATACCTGCTGTACCGTTTGAACCTTGGCCTGCTCCTGCGCCGCCGCCTCCGCCGCCTGCAATTGCAATCGCTGTGGAATCTATTAATACCACTGTGGCTCCTCCTCCAGCACCTCCACCTCCTGAATAAGGAGTAGGTCCTGCGTTACCACCTCTTCCGCCTGAATAACCTGTTAAACTTTTTCCGTTTGCACCACCTGGTGCTCCTCCCCCGGATCCTCCACCAGCTCCACCACCGCCCACTCCCACTTTGAGAGTATCTCCAATGTTTGATGATAAACTGATAGATGACTTAGTGACATAATGTCCAGCGGCTCCTACGCCTCCTGGTCCACCTGCATCACCACCGCCACCGCCTCCACCGCCTCCCCATAGAGAAACATCTATAGAAGTTGTGCCAGCTGGTACGACCACCTGTTGAGTTGTGCCTGTGTAGGTAAAAGTTTTAACGACTGTTGGCATAGGAGATTAAGCCTCCCTTACGAACCAAAAGTCTCCGTCAGCGCCGTCACCTGAAGTGGGTGCAGACGTGGAAACTGTTTTTGCTGATGTACCCCAAAGAGGTTGTTGTGCGGCCATTAATGTTGCAACAGCACCTGTGGAAGGCACAGTGGCTACACTTGTGTCAGTGAGTGCAAAAGAGCCTACTGCTCCCAGTGTTAACGTGGTCACTTTAACTTGTCCTGAACCGTCTACTTTTAAAACTTTGCTAGCATTAGCATGACCGTCTGTGGTAGCATCTGCCAATCGTATAATCTGCGAATATGTTTGATTTTCACCTGCTGACCAATAGTTTTCTGATACATCGTAGAACATTCTAGCATCATCTGTGTCTGATGTTTCAACAATCATTCCTGAATCAGCTTCTGAGTTTCCTGAATTTACTTTAATAAAAGCATCATCATAGGTTGAGATGTTTGATACCGAAGAATTGTATTCTCCCGAAATATTTAAATTTCCTGTGATTGTCACATCACCTGTTAGTGCAATATTGCCTGTGGATCCTGTGATTGCTATAGGAGTTTTTGTTACTCCTCCGTCATTGACTGTGACTGATAAATTTTTGTCTTCAGATGTTTGTGCAAGAGTTATGTTTCCTGTGCTTGCTGTGATTGAAAACTCCTGGCCGTCTCCAACAACAATACCGCCGTCTGCATCTATTGTTAATGCTCCTGTTGTGGTGTCTGCCGCATCTGCTCGTAGGAAGTTACCACCAGCAATAACAGTGCCGGAGGTGTTTGTTGTTCCAGACACATCTAGTGTTGATGCCTGCGTTGAATTACCTGAGAATGATGCTCCCAGTGTTGAATTTAATGTGAGACCTGCACTAACCGATGCAAAGCCTGTGATAGCAGAATCTGGTGTGAATGTTTCTTTTGAAAGTATAGCAACTCTGACGTTGCCCACGTACATGGATGAAATAACTTTGCTGACACCTGATGCTGTGACTGTTTCAATTTTCCAACCGGACAGTGTTTGTCCTGCTGTGTATTGTGGTCCTACCAATATCCATGCAGACCCTGAATAAAAGTACAATTGACTGTTGGTTGAGTCCTGCCAAAGATCTCCTGCTGAGGGTGATGTGGGTTGTGTGCTCTGCACTTTTGCTCCACCAGTGGGTTTGAAACTTGATCCATCATACACTTTGATCTGTGCTGTGGATGTGTCAAACCATAATTCACCTTCTATCGGAGCAGACGGTGCTGATGTGGATGCTGAATTTTCTAATAATTTTACAAGATTTTCGTTGAGTCCTTCACCAAATCCTGAGTATGATTTACCGAACAACTGCAATGTTGTGGTGTTATCCACTGTACCGTCAGTGATTGTGGTAAGTGCTGTGCCTCTTGTGTTGTTAATTACGTATGCCATATACCTATATTTATAGTTTTCCTACAGATACAAAGATCATCCCTGTGCCTGCTGAACTATGATTCTCCAATGCTTTACCTATTATAGTACCAGTTTTTGGATCTATTGCTTTCCTGGCATGACCCGCATTCTGTCCGTCTGTGGTTAATAGATCTCCTTTTGAAATCTGTCCAAACACTTTCACTGGCACTTTACCCAACAGTGCCACAGCAACTCCATCTGATGTACTATTCATTAGGTATGCTGGATTGGTGGATACCACTCCTGCTACTCGAGTGTCCTGTGCGAATGTGGATACTGTAACTTCTTTGTTGCCACCAAACACCAACACTGTGCCGGGTTCATAGTTATAGTCTGCAGTGTACATCTCTGCCACGTCAGCGTACTGTGCTGATGTTGCTCTAGCATATACCATGCTGTAACCAAAACTGGATGTGCCTAAATCATATGTGTTGTTTGCTGAAGGTCTGATTGCTCGAGATATCAATGTGCCGGTCATGGTATCTCCAGCTTTTAATACGTTGGAGCTTGCCGCTCCTGTGACTGCTCCTGTCAACGGTCCTGCGAATGCTGTGGCTGTAAGTGTACCAGATACTTCTAATGCTGTGGATGGTGTTATAGTGCCAATACCTATTCGAGACGATGATGCATCGATGGTCATTACTGTGTTGGTTACACCGCCATCATTCACTTTGAATGTGATGTCTGTGTCAGGAGTGATGTTAGAAATAACAGCACCTGTGCTGTCTACTTGTATTTTAAAATCGTTGTCTGCACCAACAGTCAATCCAGAATCATTCACAATACCCAGTGTGCCTGATGTGGTGTCGTTGGCATTGCTTGTCAAGTAGTTTGCCGCGGCAACTCCGCCCAGTGCATCTGTGTTTGTGGATGTGCCTGTGAGTTTATTACCTGACACATCAGTGGATAAATTAATACCTGCTGTGATTGAAGCGAACCCAGTGATAGAAGATTTTGGTGTGAAAGAATCCTCTGATATAATTGCAATTCTTGTGCCATCGTTGTACACATTTGTAACATTTTGGTCAGTGTCTGTGGAGTCTGCTATAACTTCAAATGTTAGACCGTTTGTGGTTCCCGAGGATGAAGGTGGTCCTACCAGTACGTTGGAAGAGCCGTTGTAAAAATATAATTGTCCCGTACTGGAATTGATCCAGAAATCTCCCGAAATCTGTCCCAACGGAGCCTCTGTGGCATATGTGGCACCGCCCAGCGGTGAGAACACGCCGGACGAAGTGTAAACTTTTAATCTGTCTTCTGACTTATCATACCATAGTTGGCCAATAATGGGTTTAGTGGGTTGCGTTTGATCTGCGAAATTTTCTAATATGTGTAGGAAGTTCTCAGCAATCTGTTCTCCATATCCTGCATAGCCTTTTCCTATGAGACTAATGTCTGTTTGATCATTGACCACAGAATCCTGCACAGTGTAACTGTTAGGTGTTGCCGATGTGTCTGTTTTGTTTACTGTGTACGCCATTTAATCCTTATTCAGTAAATGTGGTTAAACTCTGTATTCTTACTGTGTAGTCAATCTGTATCAATCTGTTCAAACTTTTTTGTACTGGATGAAAAATTACATGAGTTAACAATTTATTTGTTGCTCCATCTTCTGTACCTTCCCATGATTTCAACCCTAATTCATCAAACACATAGTTGCCATTAAAATCTGTTGTGTTATCGAATGCCGCTTGTCCTGCAGGTTCACCATAATCCAGTGTGCAGGTTACAACAATATCTGTGTACTTGTTGCCGGCTGTGTGTCGAACTTCCATTTTATTTCTTGTGGTGTCTTTGTTTGTGGCAGAATTATCATCGATCACTTTATAGTAAGTCTGATTGTACAAAGAAGCATTTGTACCTGTGGAGTTTGGAGTTAGGTATGTGATAATTCCTGTTGGATCCACTGTGGTTCCACCATTTCCAAAAGACATTTCATGCACAAATCCTGTGCTCTTGTTTGCTAGGCTGTTGGCCAATGCAGAACTCATGTTCTCATAATGAATAGCATTACGCTTGTCCACAATTACTTCTCCCGTGGAAGGATCCCAAATTTTGATATGACCTTGCATAAACACTCCGTTTTTATCCTGTGGCTTGTTCATCTCAGTTTTCTCTGTTTCTGTCTCTTTAGATTGTTCTGTCATTGTATTGTATTTATTCAGGTGCATTTGTTGGCTCCTCTGCTATGAATTTACCTTGGTTAGTTGTTGATTTTTGTAGTCCTGCACCATTTGATGCAGTGCTGGCACCTGTTGTATACCAAACTTGTCCACGTTTTTGTAATATTTTCACTTGCACACCCGATGATGGCACTGTTGTGGTAAGAGTCACTGCTGTCGTTGACCCATCCACTGTGTAATTTACTGTGCTACCATCTTCTGCTGTGAGCAACAATCGTTGGCCACCAATGAATATGTCTAACTCGTCAGCAGAAGCTGGTGCATGGGTTGTGGTAAATGTGGCAGACGAACCATCACCAGTGTGTGTGCTGGTGTATACGGTATCTGCATAAGGTACAGTTTGATTGCCGCCAGCGTCTACCACTTGTGCGCCTACAGCATGTGCCTTAATTCCTGTTCCAAGAGTTCCTCTTCTCAATTGTGAAAGAGTGTTGCCTGATTTTTGGAAAAATTCTATTCTCTCCTTGTCTATAAAAATTACACCCGGTGCATTGATTGATGCTACTGGTGTACTCACCAGTGTGCCATCTGCCACTGTCATCGCAGTGTCTGCTATATCTAAAGTCGCAGTCAATGTGGTGGTTTGCGTTTGAGAAATTCGTTTGTAGAATGTTCTGTTCAACATGTCTTTAAAAATTCTAAATCCTGTGGATTTCACAGCAGACTCTACTGCAAAATACATCACATCCAATCGGTCACTGCTCGTAAAAGTTTGACCTAATACTGTGATTTTATTACCTTCTAATACATAATCAAACCCTGCTACTAATGTTTCTGTAGAGTTTAATACCACATATACATAATCTGCGTTCAGAGGTTCATGAGCTAGATAGTATTCACCTGACGGTCTTCCTTCTAATATTTCTCTTCGCTGTTTCATACCTAGAGCATTATTAAATGTTGTAACTGTTATTACATTATTAGCATTAAATGTTATGCTGTCCGCGGTCAATTGTGCAGTGTCAAATATAATGTCTGTGCCTTCCATTCTGTAGTGTTTGTCTACTAGTGTAGTAACAGCAATTATATCTCCTGCTGTGGGCACTGTTACAAATGATACAGTCTGTGTGCCTATGTCCACTGTATAGTCAGTGCTTAAGAATTTTTTAGTACCATTAATATAAACTTCTATTTGTGCAGTACTGGTTATTGTTTTTGCAGGATCCACAGTAGAATCATCTGAAAGACCTGCAACCACACCATAAGAATATGTGGAACCATCTGCATAATAATAAGTGTTGTCAGGTCCTCTCAACAGAGCACCATTAACTTCTGCTAGAGTTAATCCTGCGTAAGGTCCTATCGCTCCTGGTGGATAGGTCAATGCGTATCTTGTTGTAGATCCGTCATACGTGATTGTGTTGGATCTTAATTCTGCATATGATCGTGCAGTGGAATCTTGATTGAATCCTGCAACCTGTATCGCTTGACCTGCTGTCGGTGCAGAGTTAAAATTCACAGTGATTGTTTTATTAGATTCTGTTGTGGTATAAGCTGTGGTCGATACTCCATTCACTGTCACATATAGAGTTGGCAGAGCACTGTCTAACTGATAGGTGTCTCGGGCAGATGTTGTGAATGCAGTGGTGCTTCCATCACCTGTGAAATCATTTAGAACCACATAGTTAGATCCTGAAACTGCAAAACTCTTGATGTTGATCACTGAATGCAGTGCTGGTGCTGAAGCAAATGTTACAGTTTTTGCCGCAACATCCACTGTGAATTCTGTACCTAGTGTTTGAGTGGTTCCATTTACTGAGACAAACACACCTGCTTGTGTGCCCGGTCGTTGACCTATCGAGAATGTGGTGGTCACTGCATCTCCTATAGCATTTCTGTTTACTATAAACGGCACACCCGACTCAGGAGTTGTGTAAACTTTTATGTCCAGTGTGTCAAACATAGATCCTGGTACATTTTCTTCTGGTGCGTAAGAAGTGTCTGGTGTAATAAAGCCGTCGCCTTCTACTAGAATATCCGACGGTGCAATACCCACAGCAGATGAAAACAATCCACCTGACATCAACGTATCGAGTGTTCTGTCATCTGTTGGTGTTAATACTTTATCGTCATCAAAAGGAATTAATTCTACCTTAACTCCAGCTCCTGGCGCTGATGCTAGTGAAAATAATGTGGTGATACCGTCGCCTCTGAATACATCTGCAATTTGTCTCACACCGCCATAATAAACTGTGTAAACATCTGTAGCACTCGGTGCAGAATCAAATGTGTAAGAAGCAGTAGATCCGTCTCCATAAAAAGTTTTTACTCGAGTAGTTCCGTATGTGTCCCAAGTTGCATCATACCAAGGTGAGCTATCCCATCCTTGATCATTTGTGAATGCAAGACCTGTTACCATCACTCCGCCGTAATCAATACCCTGCATCAACTGTGCTAACTCGTTGCCTGGCATGCCTGTTTGTGGATTATAAAGTCCTAGTGTTCTTTCTGCGGCAGTGATATAAGATTCGTCACCTCTCAATTTTGTTAGGTTATCTGTGTTGTCATCAAAATCTGTAGTGGATGTGTATGCTGTGACCACTTGATATAATTCATTGTTGTATCTTATAAGATCTGCTACTGCATAAGATGTAGATGCTGTCCATGTCAACACTGTGCCTGATCGTGCTACTCGGTCAAATTTCATTGTAACATCAATGTCTCTTACCATTGCGTTCGTTAAATTAGCATATGCTCGAGACGGAGTGCTCGGTGCTGAACCTCCTGATTGTCCGCCTGATAGTATCACCGATGGTGTGGTGGTGTATCCTGATCCTGCTGATGTAACTGTGATGCTCTGTACAGAACCATTACTGATTTTTGCTACTGCTGTGGCTCCGGTGCCTCCACCGCCTGTGATAGTAACTGTGGGAGCCAGTGTGTAATCTGCTCCTGCGTTGAATACTGTGACCGAACTCACTGTTTTTTTATAGTTGTCGTTCCACAGTTTGTACGGATATGTTGCAATTAATGCTGTGTCTGTGTTAGGATTTACTGCTCGAATTGTTGCTGTTTCTGCGTCATAGAACACAGGTAGATCAAAGTCAGAGAACAATCCATCTTGAACCTCTGTGTTGGTATAACCTAATTTATAGTCTCTGATTTTTGTGTGGTACGGTTTAACTTCATTGATGTAACTCTCCACATATTCATCTGTGCCTGTGGTGTAGGTTTTTCTTTGGTCTAGTGCTCGAGCACTGTTGGTCACATTAATGAAACTGGTTTTAAACAACCAATCTACAAATATCTGTTCTTCTAAAACTTTTCTCAGACCTATAAAGAATAGATTATTGTATTCCACTTTAAGCTCGCCTACAAAGATATCATCTCTCAGTGCTGTTAAAATTTTACGAGTTTCTAAAACAGGTTCTGCATCAAAGAAGTTGCCATCGAACACATCCTCACCAGCAAATCCTGTGTTGTTTAACGCATAATCATACAGTGTGGTGCTGAGCTGTATTGTGCCATTTTCTGTGGCAACGTTGTCCCATCCTGTGTTGGTGCGTACAAATAATTTCCACCCGCCTGTGTCTGCGGCAGTGACTTTGACCACTGTGCCCACTGCAACTGTTAAAGTGTCTAATTGATATTGATATACAACCTGACGATTTATTGCTGTAGCTGTGCTATAATCGCCCGCATACCAATCTGCTAATCGATAGTAGGCTGATGTGTTATAAGTTTGTACTCGTGTTCTTGAAAATACTAATCCATCCCATTGATATATTGCCCAAAATCCGTTGCTGTTTTCTTCATCGGCTCGTACAAGATAGTTGGCATTGCCCGATATGTCTCGAGTATCAATATAGGTTAAATCAGCATGGGTGTCTACTGCGGCATCCCATATGCCTGATTGTGTTGTGGGTTCTGCTTCTGCAGAATTTAGATTTGTGTAACTGATAGTGTTGGCCAATTGGTTTTTAATCAGCACTGAGTTTGTGTAATCCACGATCTGTTTTAAAGCGGCAAATCTATCCACATACCAAGACTGACGTGGTCTAATGTTGTTGCCGTATCTCTGATTCACTGGTAAATCAATGTCAGGCACTGCGTCACCTGCACTGTTTATTCCGATCAAACTATCCCACCATTGCGATTCAATTTTTGTAGCTGGACGATCGTCCTTGTTGCCTTCTTGTATAATTTTCCATACACTGTGAGTTTTACCTTCATGTTCGTTGGCAGTGTAATCCACATCCAGCACCACATTGTAATTTGCTAGACTGTCTTTTAAATTGAATGTGATCAATTTGTTGGAGGCACTTACAGCAAAATATTTTAATCCACTCGCGAAAGGATTTGTGATAATGTTACTGACGTAAGCTGTGGTATTTTTTCTTGTGACCACAGATTTTAACGAATCCGGTATGAACACAGAATTTTTCACCCAATAATAATAGTAGTTCACAAATCCATCCACTGCGGAATCGTATTTTTGTTTCACTGTGAGCACAGTGTCATTGTTTATTAATGGTTGTCCAGATATGTTGTTCGCTAATCCTGTGGCTGTGTTGGATCTCGACGACCATGCCGATGGCAGTAGTGTGGATTCTATCCATTCATACACATCTATTGTGGATCCTGGAAACAGTCGACCCCAGTTGTTTGTTCTAAATTCTTGTGTGCCCTGCTCGTACCAGGTCCAACGAGCAGAAGAAAGATCCCACCACACTTCACCGATGTGTTCTTCTCCCCACGCTTGATTCTCATTAACATCTTTGTCTGTTGTGCCAACGTTGTATGTTGCTGGATCCCATTCTGTTTTATAATTTATTTCTCTGTCTGCAACACCTAGTATTCTGCCTTTGATAGGATCATAATAATCTATGTACTCTATGATAGCATTTTTAGATCTATCAAATATAAAAGCAGACTGAATTTTTGTATTGTCTATCAGCGGTTCTTCATTCACCAACAGACTCCAAGCATAAGTGCCTGGGGTAGTCACGTCAAACACTGCTAATGATCCTGTGTCTGTGGCAGAATTGTCATCGTTGGGTGACCCTATGTACACCTGATCATTGTTTATGAACACGCCTTTACCAAAATCATCATTGTCTGTGACTCTGTCTGTGATTAAGCGATCATCTATTACAAATTGTGTATCGTACATTGTGGCAGTAAACGCTCCACCTGATCCTGTGTTGAGATCACCGATGTTGGTGTCTCCCAGATCAAAAGTGGTCGTGCCTGAGTCAAACTGCATGGTTCTGAAATTGGCCGATCTCTCTGCTCCAATCACTATTCTTGTGCCTGCATCATTTATATCCAGAGAAGATCCAAAACGCATGTTAGTCTGTGTGTCTGGACTTGTTATAGTCTGTTGCAGAGTAAATGCCTGTGTGGAATCCCCGTCGGCATCCCATTTGTAGTAGTATACTGCACCGGCGTCTGCTTGTTCTCCGTTATCATAAGCAGGTGCACTGATTATTAATCGTGTGCCATCTTTGCTCATGGTTACAGCTTCACCAAAACTTAAATTGTTTGTGCTACCATCCGAAGACACACCATTAATGGTCTGTCTGTGTACCCATTGAAATTGTGTGCTTCCATCATTGGTTGTGCCGCTTCTAGTAAATATTTCTACTTTTCCCGCATTGCCTGGCGCAAGAGAACTCACTGCAATTATGTCTCCGTTGTCGTTGACTGCGATTCTGTGGCCAAATCTCTGTCCTGCATCTGCATCATTGCTTCCAAAGCTCGATTCCTGTGTCCATGTGTCCACTCCGTCCCATGTGTACATATACACTGTACCTGTGTCACTGTCACTGCCTGGAGCTCCCACATACAGATAATTTGTAGCACCTGCTAGTGCATGACTCCATCCAAAATTTAAATCAACTGATGCTGACGACCCATCTGTTGGTGGAACTATAGTGGTCGATTCTTGATAGTTCAATGCTGTTGTATTCCATTTGTACATTTTAATCAATCCAGCATTTGTGTACACTGTGCTGTCGCTTAATTCAGGGTTTGCATAAGGAGCACCAGCCATTACAAAATTTTCATCTGAACTGATTGATAGACTTTCTCCTAATCTTGCTGTGGAGTTTCCATCAACAGTGATACTGTCGGTCATTGTTAAACTGTTTTGAATAGTGAATGCATCACCTGCTGTGTTCTGACGTCGAAAGAAGAAATGTATAGTGCCTTGTCCTGCGCCAGGAGCAGAAACGATCACTGTTCTTCCGTCATTCCTTGCTACAACCTTATGTCCAAACTCCTGCAGGCTCGTTGAATCAGGCGATGCTAGAGTGCGTGTGGTGTATGGATCACATTTTTCATAGATGTTCCATAGTCCTGCACTGTCTGTGTCTGCAAAAACTCGATCGCCGTTTCTATCATTCACTGGATCTATGTCTCGATAGTCCGCATATGATAACAGATCGTTTACATTGTTCATCGAAGACAGGCGAACACTGATAAATTTTAACACATTGCCGTACGTGGCCAACGTGGATTCGTCTGCCAACAATCCCAACCCTGTCACCTGATCTGATTTTCCAAAATCAAAAATAATTGTACGGTAATCTACCACTGCGTACACTGTGTACACACCATTCAATCCTGCAAATTGTGAATTAGATATAGCAAAATAATCTCCTGCTGTAAAACCGTGAGCACCTGTCAGCACAACTTCTAACTGTGAGCCGCTGTTGATGGATCGTGTGCTCGCCACTTTAACATCAGGAGATGTCACTCTCTGCACGTCCCAATCTGTGTTGGATTTTTTTGCTATCCATATCAAATCGTTGGTTTCAAGCTGTGCAACATCTAAATTTAAAATATCGTCTACATCAAATGCTGTGTGCTGTACATCTTGCGATCTAACGTATCCTGCAGTTTTGTATGCCGTTACAGTGTCTCTGGTGACTCCTTCTTTTGAATAATCATACTGAGGGAAAGCAGAAGCGGCTGTAAACTCTACAGGTTTGTTGTAAAGATCATTTTTAGACACTGTGGCAGAACGTGCCCAATCCACTGTGTCTGTGGAATTGTCTAAAAGCTCTATGCTCTGTATGTTGTCATTGAACGTGTTGTCATACAGTGTGACCTGAATAGATTTATTGCCATCGGCATTTCCAAATTCGCCTGTGCGAATCATCCACTCTGGGTAAATGTCTAAAGAAATATCAGCATTGTTGTATTTGGATTTTAACAATTTGTCTATGGCATTCTGTGTGCCTTTTTCTCTGATATATCCTTGATAGAATTTATATTGTGTGATATCATTGACAAAAAGATTTTCTAAATAATCTCTGCTTTGGTATCCTGTTAGATGCTGTGCTAATCTCTGTTGAGATTCATCAAAGTTGTTGGTCTCGAGATTATAGAAATCATTGAACTGTGCAATCTTGTAATCAAAGTTCGGTATCAGTTGAGGTGCTGGTTTATTGTCTTTCTTCTGCCATTGGTTGATATCAAACGTGTTGCCAGAATTATGGTTGGTTTTTGCCACATAAAATCCTGCTTGATACTCTACTGTGTCACCGTTTTGATAATCTGTGTTGGCCAACCATTTGGTCACCTGTGCGGCATCGAATACAAAACCTGGAGCGTAATAATCTCCGTTCCATTCTCCGGTCTTCCAACCCACCATTCGTAATCTCTGTTGACGGAATCCAGTGCTCAATTGAAATATAATGTCTGAGAACACTGTTTGATTGTCAAACAATAATATGTGCTCTTTCTGTACAGCATTCATTACAGCATTGTATATGCCCTGGTCTGGAGTTTTAGATGTTATTCCAAATGTTGTGCCTACTTTTTTTGTAGAAATATTGTTTTTATCAATGGTTCTTCCGCCGGCATCAGTTATGGTATATTCTCCTAGAAGGTTAGTGAGACGACTGATAATGCTGTTGTCTGTGGTAAGGTTAAATCCTGACGCTCCTGCTGACACAGTGATTGCAGATCCTGGTGCCCATCCTTGTCGTGTCCAGTATAAGAATTCTTTAGCCGCAGTATCCCAATTCATTACTTCTTTTAATTCATTGCTGAATGCATCGAAAGAAAAACCCTGTGATTCTAAATACTTGCCGTATCCTGTTAGGAAGTCTACCACGTCCTGTGAAGTTCGAAACACTGTACCGTATGTGACCACTGTTGCTGTTGTAGCAAACTGTTGATACAGAGTAGCACTAGCATTGCCCACTTGTAAGTTAGACGAACTACCATTCTTTAACGGAGCAAAGGTTTTAAAATATGGTCTTAGAGTATTATATCCAATCACTTTATAACCGCCTTCCAAAGAAGAGCCGTCTGCTGTAACATTCGTGTTCATCTCTATCAGTACACCTGAATAATCATAACGTGCTACTGGATTAGATGTTCTAAATAATAGTTTATAGTTCTCAGCTGGTATAAACTGTGAGCCCGAAGATGATCCTGGCGACACAGAATCTGTTAGAATTTTTAAATTGTCTTTGTCTGTGAATCCGCCCAACTTGTATGCCAACTGCACATTTAAATTTTTCATCTTGTCGTAGTAGAATACTGACGGATCAAGATTGTTTTTAATCAAATAGTTCACTATCAGCGGTTGATACCCAGCTGTTTGGTATCGAGTGACTGTTCCTGTTTCTGTGTTTGTTACAGTTTCTAAATGGTATTTGGCTGTGTTTAATCTCTGTCTGGTGCCTGTGTCTGAGTCAATCACATTGCCTGCTGTGTTCGTTGTAAGACGAGAATTGTCTAAGAACAAGCCAAAAAATTTCGCAGGACGAGTTAATGCTAATAATTTAACGATGCTGTAAGCATATGCAGTGCTTCTTCTCCATGCAGTTTCTGCTGGTGCTTGATCTCCAAAGTTCCATCTGCCTGAGATAGCTCTACCTTCATAACTGTGTATCACTCCCGCGGCTGTGGGATCTTTTAATTGGCCGTTGTCATCCACAGGAATGTAATTGCTCAATCCTGTTCTGATGTATCTCTCTATTGTGGTATTCTGTGTTCTGTCGTATCCTGCTTCAAGGTCTTCCCACAGCACAGCATTGCCTGACGAGTAAGGTGCTGGTCCATAATTGTCTTCCCACGCAACAGGTTTTTCTGAATAGCCTAGCATTTCCCATGGATGAGTGTGCGGTCGATCTGTATCATAGAACAATTTGTATATCGCTCTCCAATGTCCTGGCAATAGGGAATTGTCTATGATATTTCTAGACTTGTTGTAGTTGTACGTGAAAGGATCTGCAGATTTATAAGTGTTGTTGATCTGATAGTCTATGCTGTTCTTACCTGCCCACGCATAAAAATCTGTGCTCAATACATCGTTAATTTCTGCACTGGTATAATCTGTTGCTGTAAACACGGAAGGTCTTACTTCTGTCTCTGTTAGTAGTGTGGTGTCATACACAGTCTTGCAGTTGTTGTAGATTCTTTTCTCTAGTTCTAACAGTATGTCATCTCGGAAATCACCGTATGCCACTGTGCGTGATCCGTCATGTCCTACAATCACATTGGTTGCAGTTCTATAGGTATTATCAGATACTAGCTCAGGTTTAAATTTAGGATACATTCCAAGTTTTGTTGGAGTAGGTGGTATGAAACTGCCTGTAGTATCTGTGTAATCTTTAATTTTAATAATATCACCAGCAACAAGTGTGGCTGATACATTAACACTGTCATCTGCTGTGCTGAATGTATAATCCGTGTCTCTGATTAATTGTACATCATTTAGATACACGTACACAGCTCTGTTGCTCACTGTGGTAATGTCAAATTGTGCGTCTATCGCATATTCTATTTCAGAAGCATCTTGTACTGTGTAGGTTCTTGTGGTAACATTTTCTCCCGTACCTATCATGTCTTCATAGTAGAATGGGAAACTGTTGTCTTTGTTTGCAGACATGTCAGCAATAATCTCATCTACTCTGTCCGCTACTACACCATCGTATGTGGTGCCGGGTTGATAACCTAAAAATGACTGTCGGAAATTTTGATATTCTTGATTCACATAATCAATTGCTGAGACTGCATTAGCTCTTTGATCGATCAAATTGAACATGGCGGCAGTCAGTGGTCCACGGTGTTGTAGTATGGTTCCGCCTTTTAATCGTACATCTGGCAGGTCTCGAAGATTGGTAGATCCTGGAAATATACCTGTGATGTTTAAATTCTTTTCGTGAATGTCATGCACGTGTGTCATTACCTGGCCATATGTAAATTCGTTTAACTGCTCGTTGAGAGGATTTATAGAAAGATTTTCTGGTACTTCGTATAAACCTTTTCCGTCTACTTTCTTAGCAGAACTATAACATTCTAATTTTACAAGGTCTCCCACAGCAAGATTCAAATTAAACTTAACATATTTGTTTGTGGTTCCGTCCACCAATGTGTAGTTTGTGGTTAAGTCTTGTCTAATATGATTCACATCCACACTTACTGCTAGGTCAGAAAGATTGTTACTGTCTTTAAAAACGTCTACAGCAAAGTATTGCAACTCATCTTCTGTGACTGTGTAGGTTCTGATTACTCGTTGTTTGCTCTGCTCTGCTCGTTGTACCCAAGCAGATTTAGAATTGTGCGTGGTTCTACTAGTGGTATAATGCAGGTGTCCTGCTCCATAATTCTTTGTAAGGAAAGTGTTTCCGTTCTTGTATGTAAATGTGCCTGAGCTTAGATCTGATTCAAAAACAATATCTCCTACATTATTAATAGTGTTGTATTTTACTTGTAACCCTAACACAGTATCAATGGTTGATGTGTCTGATATTTTATAATTGAATACTTTTGCACCTGTGAATGAGCTGTTAGGATATGCAGTAGTATCGTCAAAAGAAGTATGACTATTATCAAACATCGCAAATAGAGGCTGTTGATTTAATACTGTTTTAGTCTGTCCTGTTTTCCACGTGGTTGTACTGCTGTCATAGTAATATGTTTTACCTTGATTGTTGGTTCCTAATTCAACGAACACCGAATCACTATCTGCGGGTGTTGTGTCTGTGGTTTCTGTTAGTGCTATCACACTGTTGGCACCCACTGTAACAAAATTAACTGTGTAGATTTTATTTTTAACCAGAGCATCTGTGTCCGCTGTGAATAAAACTCGCATACCGTTCACAAGACTGATTCCGTCAATAATATAACCTGTGGCATTCACAATCGTAGAGAACACATCTGTGGTCACTGTGTCTATTAGAGCCACTGACTGTTTCGCAATCAATCCGTGATTGTACAGAGCCAATCCTGAATCAAACTCTATGATGGGTCTTTTTGCTCGATCACTCTCTAACAATTCTGGCGTGTAACCGTTGGCTACTCCGGCGGCTTCGATCACTGCTCGGTGAGTCCATCTGTTGTATCTTGACCAAGCGTTCCTGTCTAAACTGTCTTTCTTAATTGTGATATAGTCTGGAGTTACTGCTCTATAGTAACTGATGGAATATGGCCTGTCATCATAAGCAATTGAGTCATACAGTGTGGTGCTCTCTTCTGAATAAGATTCTGGCACAATTAATTCTGATGTGTCTGTGAGTGTGATACTGTCACCTACTCCTTCTACGTAGAATTCTTTACCAGCATATGTGGTTGTGTCTGTGACATTACTGCCAAATTTAATTTTCATTCCGTTGGAAAATTGTACTCCTGATGCAGAAGTATAGTTGTTGGCACCTACTATATTTTTTGCAACATCTATTGTTGTGGTTTCTGAAACAGTTTTAATTTGGAAGATACCATGCATGGATGCGTGTGTGCTACACTGATAATATAGAACGTCTGGAGCCGTATCTGGCACTGTAAATGTAACAGTTCCTGTTCCTGTTCCGTTACCGGTTACTCCGTTGCTGTATATCACCGACGTGCTTCCGTCCACTGCTATGCCTGTTTTAAAAGGCTCAGTCATTATGTTGAAAGGATGCCCTGCTGAATTTAAAATAAATTTATAAGTGTTGCCTCTGTATAGAGTGACTGTGGGATTGTCAGTGGTGTTGTGTGTGCTGAACTGATAAGAGCTGGATCCACTGTTCACTACTTTTATTTCGCCAACAGCGCCTGTGCCCACTGTAGGAATTAGAATAGGATTTGGTCCTTCTGGTAACCAATAGTATTCTCTGTAATTGATTAGTTTGTCGTAATCTATCGCAGGATTCCAGGCATACACATTTTCTCTGTTCAATCTATCATGATTGTCGGTCTTACCACCAAAGTAGTTGAGTTGATTGATGTAATCATCGTAGGTGGCAGAAAATTTTACCTGGTCTTCTGGATTAATAGAACTGGTGTCTCGGTCTGTGTAGGTCACAGCAGGCTCTAACTGATAGTCAGCACGAGCTTCGTTGGTAGCTGAAATGTATGAGTCTGTGGGTTTTGTTGTGTAGGCATACTGTCGTCCAACATAGCCATCTAATCTTTCTAGTGCACCAGGTTGAATTAATTGATCCAACGTGCTGGAAAGAAATCTTTCATTAGAATCTGTTCGATAGTATGATGGTAACTGTGCTACGGATCTACGTATCTTAGCACCGTTCTTGTCAGTGACCACTTCGTAGTTTTTGGATGAGTTAAGAGGTGAATCTGCCATCGT